ATGAAAAAAATATTATTGCTATTACTTTTAAGTTTTAGCTTGTTTTTTACAAGTAAAGTAGATGCAGCGGAAATTTTGCAATCGAATGGCAGCGGCTTTAGTAGTCCTACTGTGACAGATAACAAAGCACGCATCAATTTAACCGGCGGAAATGTTAAATACATTCGTCATACAAAGTATGAGCAGTCGAGTTGGTCTAATCCAGTCGCTTACAAGCAGTTGAGAGCGTCCAGCACATTTACGGGCTTTGCTTACAGCTGCCCCGGCTACTATATGACACGAATGTATTCTGATAGCGCTGGTACAAAGCTGATAGGCTGGGTGCGCGTTTACGTAGCAAACGACGATATAAACAATTCTTCTTGTAATCAAATTTTAGATGAAACGAAAAAAGTTCCGCCAACGACAAAAAAGATTAATGTAACGCATCCATCCGATGTAGTAGACGAGCCCTCAAAAATGATAAATGGTAGCACTAATGTTTCTGCATCGGCGCCAGTTACGCGAGATACGACAGACGAGGATCTAGTCGAGTTTGCAGCGGGGCAAGTGCCAGAGGGTACGCTTACAGCGGAACAGGCTTGTAATGCGAAAGCAGCGTCAACGGGTGTCGGTTGGCAACTGAAATACAACAGCAATACGAGTAGCTTTGAATGTGTTGTAGCAAGTGATTGTTTAGTTAACTCGGGTTTGTGGCATTGTAATGCACAGACAGTAGCACAAAAATATCCTTCCAGCACAACTACAATAGACAATCCAGATCGAGAAGCATATGAAGAAGATAGCTGTAGCGATGCAACAGCTTCTAACTGTTTAGACATGTACACAATGAGTAACTATAGCCGTCCGACGAACACAGTAACAAACGAATACACGTCAGACGGCGGTACCACCACAGATCCAGACGAACCGGGAGAAACAGAACCGACAGATCCAGAAAATCCGAATCGTGATCCAGCAATGGAAGCAAAATGTTCTGTAGATAAGGACTTTAACAGCGAAGAATGTATAAAGTATCGGTTTTGTTTAGATAGTCCAGAGCATCCCACATGCCAGGAAGATACTGCACCAACAGAGAGTGTATGTTTCCAAAACGGTGAGCCAAATTTTTCGGATCCAGATTGTTATTTCAACTGTGATGATCCTTTTATGCAAGCATACACCGAATGTGCGCCGGACACATCGCATTTTCAAGATATTCGCTATTGTTGGGATGAAAACGGCGATTTTAAATTTGATAGCCCGTATTGTGACTTTTTAAGTTGCGATAGCGGCGCTACTGTTGGTGAAAATAGTGGTATTGTTATTGATTTTGAATTGTGGGAAGAATGTGGAGGACCAATAGCATGTGATGATATTGACGGATCTGCGCAAAGAATTACTGAAATAAGAGGCGTCAGTATGGAGGATATAACGATTCAGTGTTATTACGAGATATACAAAGAGGATGTTTGTATTACGGCTTGGGGTAATTTTATGTTTAGCAATCCGTCTTGCAATCCTTGCGATAGTCCTGAATTTGCAGCGGATTTGGGTATGGCATGTCCAGACTATGCACCTTATGAAAGTACAAAAGGCGGGAAAATAACCGAAATACCCGACTTGCTAAATCCGGAAAATCCGGGTGAGGAAATAACGCCAGATAATCCATGTGAAATATGCAAAATATTCGAGTGTCCGGGCTGGGAGGAATATCTAGGGTTTATTACAGATACGGTTGCAATGGCAATCGGTGATATAACAACGCCAGAAGTTGAGCCGTTGCCGGATTTAGAAGTACCTTCTACACCAGCAACACCAAACGTTGATAAAAAACAGCTTGCACCGCCAACAGGAAAAGAAGATCCGGCGCTCGGTGATGCTAGTTTTGATTCAAACGATTTAAAATCCGGCGAAGAAATACAGTTTCGTGATGATCCGGGCGGGTTTGATATTGTTGATCCGTTGCAACAGCTTGAAGGAACAGCAAAAGAAGCGCCGCAGCCGGCACTCGGGAGTGTGACACAACCGCAACCGACAGGCGGGAACGCGAGCAGCGGCACAGCGCAACAGCCACAGTATAACGGCGGTACAGCCACAGCGCCGACAACAGGCGGTACAGCGAAACAACCGGATTACGGTGGGAGCGCTCAAATTCCAACATACAACGCGCCGCCAGCATCGAGTGTGCCGAAACAAACAGACGAGCGCAAAGTCGAAGTGATTGCGCCTTAGAGCAAGGAGGGGGAATGTGAAGTATTTACTTAGTGTTTGCAGCTTTATTGTTTGTTTATTGTTTGTAAATAACGCAGCCTACGCGAATGATTCGGAAGAAATACAAATTACAGATGTAGAGTACAAAACAGAACCAGCTGAACTGACAGAAATCACTATACCTAAATTAAATTTAAGAAAAGCACGTTCAATAACAACACAAAGTACAAATGTAGAAAAAAGTGAAACGCCTGTTTTTACCAATTGGCAGGGGCTACTTGATGAAGTGGATTTTTCGGTTACGACAAATGGTAGAAATTCTAGTAAATTAAAACAAATTCACGATAATAGTCTAGGTACGAATAATTTTGCGTTATTTCCAGGTGAATATGTAAGTTTTGTTTTTACAGATAAACAAGAAATAGGGGATATCTACTATAGGGCTAGGGATGGTGGTGCAACGTTTCAATTTTACGATGAAAACGATATTTTGTTGTCTGAAATTAAAAATACGCATACATCAAGCCATGTAAATTATAGATTGTCTGTGCAACAGTCCGATGTTAAAAAAATTGTGTTGATAGTAATGTCTGGTACAAGTTTTGCGGAAATAGAATTTGATAGAATAGAAGTTTTTAATCCAGTTGAGAAAATAAAAACTGGATTTTTAAAGAAATCAAATCACCTTGATGTGGAATTACGCTGGACTAACCCAATCCATATTTACTTAACAGACATTGAAGTAAATGGGGAAAGTGTTGGGAAAATAAACGAATATACATTAACTAATTTAGAGTATGACAAAGAATATCAAATCGAGATTACAACCGTTTACGGTGCGAAAAACATTAGAATAAATACTGTTTTTCATTTGAAGACGCCTAAAGATTATATAGCACCGGGAAAAGTAGAAAACCTTACAGCTGTACAAAAAGGTAAGGGTGTTTTACTAAGTTACGAATTTCCAAAAGATAAAGATTTCAGCCACGTGTCTATTGTACGGGATGGAATGGTTATAAGTGGGAGATTGAAAGATACTAGTTACTTGGACAATACAGTTACGCCAAATAAAAAATATACGTATCTTTTATATGCTTATGATTTAAGTGGTAATAGGAGTAATCCTACACAAATAACGGTAACGGTATATAGCGATGAAGTCATGAATTTGAAGGCAAATGCAACGGCGGAAAAAGTGACTTTAAGTTGGGACAATACATTGGATATAGAGTTTGAGAAAGCCGTTATCTATAGAAAAGAGAAAACAGGAATAATGGCAAGAACATTTTCTTTCTTTAGTAGTGATGATGGGTATACACCGATTTTCACAACAAACGGAACCAATTTTGAAGATTTAACGGTTATGAGTGATACTTCGTACACATACAAGGTCACAAGCATGATCGCAGGCGACGAAAGCGATGGTGTCACGATTGATGTCAAAACGCCGAAAGTGAGCGTGGGCGGTGGTGCTATTACGCCAGATCCTAACAATCCAGATAATCCAACAAGCTACACAGTGAGTTGGACAAGCCCCACAAAAGGTAAATTAAAAGTTTTGATAGGTGGCATCGAATACAAAGTAGTAAACGCTGCTGATTTAAAGATTGTTATTCCTGCAGCGGATATGAAATTCGATAAATTCGATAATTATGATGTGCGTCTTGTACCAGTGGATGAAAATGGTACAGAAATAGGTGTACCCACCAATCCAGGCGGCGGTAGTACGTCCTGGGGTGGTATTAACTTAGGAGGGCTAGGGCTTGATCCTAAATCGTTACTAACGGTAGTAGCAGCTCTTTTAGGGCTTGTAGGGCTTATTATACTGCTTGCTATGAGTTTTAGATTAACTCCTAAACTGATTGATCTAATAAAAAATAGCTTTAGATAGCGGGGTGAAAAGAATGTTAGAGAATACAATACAAAGCGCTTTATTCTACGTATTTACGTATCTATCCCCGCTTATGTTTATACTCATGGCGATAACGGTTGGTGATAAGCTAATCGACTTTGTAAAAGCTAGTGTGAGCTGGATTGGAAGGAGACGGGGCTACTAATGATCGGCAACATACTACAAAAGATTGTTGACTTTCTGTATGCCATGTTCAAGGCGCTTGGAACGTTTCTCTCCAATGCTTTTAATACACTTATGCAGTTTCTTAAAACAATGTTTAAGTGGCTGGGTGATCTATTAGCATCTTTATTTCAAATGCTGTTTGACGTGCTGCAAGCGTTTTTTAGCGTCATATACGATCTTATAAGGGGTTTGCTCTACTTGATCTATATGATTGGTGTGCTGTGCGTCAAATTGTTTCAAGTGCTGCTAGCGCTCGGAAAAATGCTGTGGCAGTTTATCGTAGGTATCACAAAGACAATGCAAAGCATGTTTTTCAACGAGATCCCTTCCAGCGGTCATGGATACAGTGAAGTGATGGGCAAAGTAGCGAGTGTGCTGCACTACTTCCAGTTAGATATAGTTGCATACATCTTATTATTTATTATTTGGATCGCAACGGGCTTAGGTGTAATTAAACTAATTCCAACGATCAAGGGGGGCTAAGATGGGCGTATATGAAACAATTAAGAGTTTTATAGACAAAATATTTAGCGTCCCCATATCCTTCCTGGATCTCGCTATCGAAAAGCTAGGCAGCATAGGCAAGGTTATGGGACAAGGTTTAAATGTTAGTTCATATCTTTCTATATTTGGTGACTTACCAAAGGAATGGCAAATGGTAGTCACTTCTATTATGGCATCTATGGTGCTGTTCATATCACTCTTTTTGGTGATCGCAATAATTAGGATGTATTACGCAGTAAAAGAGGGCGTGAAATGGTGGTGAGTATGCGATGGACGGGAATCTAGTAGGTCAAGCAATGGTTTATATATTCATATTAGCTTTTTCGGCTGGTTGTGGGTTGCTAGTGTCGGCTTTTGTCGGCTTTAAAGTGTGGAATTGGTACAAAGTAAGGGCAGAGCGTAAAACGCCAAAATTAAAGCGTAAAGGGGCTTAAAAACGATGGGACTATTTAACAAAGTAAAAGACGAGGAATTATTTGCTACAGACGAGCAGTTGATTGTATTAGATAACGAACGTAGAGTTTGTGATATTTATGAAAATGTAACGGTGGACGGTGAGAGCGTGACGCGAGAGGGTGCAATTAAAGTACCGCTAGCCGATTGCCAGGTATTTACGGGTACGTTCGGGCGTGTGTATGTAGCAAATGTAAGTGATCTAAAGTACATCGAAAATGCAAAACGACTTGCACAGCTAGAGATCAGTAGTACATTAAAGCAACTTGTCGAGTTTAAACCAGAGAAAAAACCGAATCCGAACACAGACATGAAGTTTTGGGCAATGTTCATTGCTTGTGTTATAGCAATCTTTATTTAGGGGGAATGGATCATGTACCAACAAGATACAACATTCATGGAAGATGCACAGCAGCAAAACAAAAAGCAAAAATCGGTGCAGGATATTGTGGGAGATAATCTTTTCCCACATGTGGCTCACATTTCGGACGTAAAGCAAGTTATCGAAGAAATGACGGACAAGTCACAGCACTTACAGCAGCCGCAAATGAGAGCAATTATGCTGCTAATGGAAATGCAGAATAATGAGTATTTGCATGGCGAGGAAAAGCCGTATCAACAGTATATAGACAAGCTATTAAAAGAATTTAAACCAGCAGCAGCAGATCCGGCGTTTTACTTAAATCTAATTAATGAGTTAATTCCGAAACCGCCGAAACCAATTGTTGTACTTCCTAACGGAAAAGCGGTGCAGGAGGTGCGTAAATAATGGCACATCACATATTTTTCGAGGGTGGATTAGGTAGCGGGAAAACATTTTTTATGACTGCACTAGGCAACTTGTGGAAAGAGCAAACAAATAAAATGGGTGGCAACGTGCAACTTTTTAGTAATTACGGGGCGCGTGGCAGTCATGCAATGGATGATTTCGAAGCGTGGTACGAGGTCGCTAACACGTGGGAAAGTATTGTTATGTGGGATGAAGCGCAAATGGCGTTTAATAATCGTAACTGGAGCAGTACAGCTGCACAGATTGCAACAGAAGTAATGTTTTACACACGTAAAATGCAAAGCATACAGATGTATGCAAGTCCGTCTATACAAAATGTAGACAGTCGAATCCGTCAAATCGTTGAAGTATTGTTCCATTGCCGAAAGATTGGCAATAAAGGTTTTGAAGCATTGATTTTTGATTATCAGACAAAGCAGTTTTTAAGACGTGTATTTATGCCAATGTCTACAGCGAAAAAACTATTTAAGTTAAATCTGTACGATACATTTTCAATGGTACGGGGTTTCCCGCTGCCACAAAATAAAACAGAAATTAATGATTTTTGGAATACTCTTTTTGAAATACATCAGTTGAAGCACAAGCGAGGGAGAGAAGATGCAGAGCAACTTGATCCGATTATCAATCAGTTCACACAAGAAGCCGGAACCGTTTTCGTTTAACAATTTTGTAGAGTTTGCTAATGCTTTACAGCAACAATACAAATTATCTAGTGTAGCAGCAGCAGAAGAAGCAGCGGAAATTTTCGGGTTTGTGTTAGTGCCTGCTACGTGCCTTTCTTGGCGCAAACGTAACAAGTTAGGCGAGACGCGCCGGATTAAAATACATGAGAGTTTTTATGCTGTGAGAGTAGATGAATTAACGGATTTAGAGCGAAGTAAGTTTTTTAAATATTGCGAGAATCTAAAGGGGGTGTACCAATGAAAAAATTTTGTAAGCAGTTTCTTACAGATACACTAAAAGTGTTTATGTATGTTATAGGCGAATCGTTGATACCATTGGGAATGTGTATTATAGCGGTAGGCATGATACCGCAGTTCGTCGCAGTTTTTATTGAAAAAGGAATGAGTGAAGTAACAGCGGCAGCTGTTGCAGCTGCTATTACTGTTATAGGTACATTATTTGCATACCGCATATCAGATTTAACAGGTTTAAAACTATCTAAAATGGAGATGTATAAGTATGATTTTAACAATAAAAAAACAAGAAGCAGCAGCAATGAGCCTGCACATGAGCATAATGCGTAAATCCATTCGTAACATGCTTAAAAAGCGCTATCCGGCGCATAAAAAAGAATGGTTATCTTCATTCGACTACTTGGCCAACTCTACGAGAGATTTTTTAGAAGTTAGCCAAGAGATCGGCCAACTTAATTTAAACATTCGAGATGCAGAAATGCTGAACGAATTTATAAGAGCGTACCAGCAACAAATAGAAGCAGATAAGCAACTTCAAAAGCAGTTAAAAGATGCAGATAAAGAACAGTTAGAATTGCTTACAGCCGTACAAATACGCTGTAAGGAGTTGATTTGTAGTGTTAGTTAAAAAGGTTAAAAGAAAGGTTAGGAAAGAAAAGAATAAGATAGAATGGCGTATAAAAAAAGAAGTGAAGAACAGAGCAAAAGATGCGCTAAAATCTTTTTTGTTCACTACGCTGCTAAATTTAATGTTTGGTGGTGTGTTAGCTGCACTTGTAATGCTCGTTGTAAATTTTGATTGATAGCCCGAAAATGCGGGCTTTTTTTATGCCTAAAAATAAATTTCAAAAAATTTCATAAAATGTATGTACAAATTTGTATGTACAATGTATACTAAAGTCAGTTAAGAAATTAACTCGGCTATCAATAGCTGTAGCGGTCATGGACAAGAAAAGCCGTTGTTTGAAAGGTAGGTGAAAATGTTGGCACTTAATAAAACAACAAGAAAAAACTACCGTTTTGATGCTGTCACAATGAAGCTGCTTGATGCGATATTGAAAGAGAAAATATACGCAGATGAAACAAAAACAGTGCAAGCAGCTGTGCTTCATTTGGCAACAGAAAAACTAGGCGAGGAAAAAGTGCAGGAACTAAAAAAAGAAGCGATTTTAGAACAGCTTGAGCAAGGATTAGAGGAATAAAAAAACACTCACAACGGATGCTGTGAGCGCTTAAAAAATTTTCGCAGATTTATTATAGCATATCACAGCGCCAAAATAAAAAAGGGGCGTATGCACAATGGAACCAGTAAACGTTATTCGAGAAGGACAGTACAAAGTAGAACTTATAGCAGTACATGAAAATCAATATAATTTCATCATGACGTTGTACGTAAATGAAAATGTTGAAGTGCATGTAAATATTGATGAAAAAATAGCAACGGTATTTTTCGGTGATATAGAGATGATCGTTCGCTTTAATAAATTCACAGCAGGCATTTTCAATCGCATGTATGAAGCTAATTTCCAATACTTACTATTCTTGTTACAATTATTAAAAGGGCATGAGATAGAAGAAACGGCGGCGATTTAAAATGAAAGATTTGCAACTTGGTCATATCTTAGTTGCTGGATCAATCACACTTATATCAATTAATTGTGTGAATTGGTTCAATGGAAATATTTTTTTACAAACAGCGGGGCTATTGGCTGCTGCTGTTTGTCTCTACTATTTAACACTAGATTACAAGTCAAAAGACGAGCATAAAACGTTGTATGCATTGTACATAGGGCTTTTAAACTTCATTTGGTGCTTACACTTGGTTTATGTTGTCCTGGGCGTATTCGTAAATTAAAAGGAGTGCTTTTATGGAGAAAAAAATTACGTTAGAAATGTTTGAACGTGCGGAATATTGCCGGCTAGACGATTATCAATTTTTTGAAGTGAAAAAAGAAATAGAGCTTACAATAAAGCGCATGAATGAATTTATGGAAAAAGGTTATTCTTATGCAGATGCATATATACAGATGCGTAATAATGAGCTAACAGGAATGTTGCAAGTAGCCGTAATCGTAGGGATTAACATTGAAGTAAAAAAAGAAAGGTTATATTGAAAATGAAACTAGCGAAAAAAATGTCAGATTTAAGTAGCGAACAACTTCAAGAGTTGGAAGGGTATGTTGAACAGTTAACAACCATCCAATCATATGTTGAAGGGTTTATTGCACAGCACGAATTAGACGAAGATGAAGTTTATGAAAAAATCGAAGTTGATCTTATTACTAAATATTTCGAGTAAAACAATTGGAACGCCCTCTCCACTATTAAAGTGGAGAGTTTTTTTGTATCAGAAACGATTGTTTATGGGACTTTCATATTTAAGGTGGAATATAGGCTAAATAGTAGTACCAAAAGACGTTCCAAAATCAAAGTATCAGCAAATCCCTTTCTGGAACTTTCTTAGAATATCATTTAAATTGTTCTGCTTTACGTTTTTTGCTTTCACGCTTCAATGTACTCATGCTAATACCTGTTAGCGCTTCTACCTGTTTAAAGCTATTTGTCTTGAGTAAATTCATAGAATGATCTAGCTGCTGCTTAGTATATTTGGGTGGACGTCCTTCTCTAAAGTCGGCATTATTCTTTGCTATTGCTTTACCTTCTTGGGTACGCTCTACAATTAAGTTACGTTCCATTTCAGCTACAGCTAAAAGCGTTTGAAGGAAAAAACGCCCCATTGTCGTATTCTCCAATAGCCCCACGTTTAACACATGAACCTTAACACCACGTTCGAATAGATTTTCGATAATAGAAATGCCCTCTTTCGTGTTACGCGCCAGACGATCCAACTTAGTTACTACAAGTTTATCGCCTTCCTGTAGTTGGTCCATTAATGCGTTCAATTGCGGACGATTCGTACTCGTACCTGTAAACTTCTCCTGGTAAATCGTAGAAGCACCCTCCGCTTCTAACGCCTGTAATTGCGCCTCTAAATCTTGCCCTATTGTTGACACTCGCGCATACCCGTAAATCAT